GAATGACGATACATTTATGATATATGTTGCAAAGGCGTATAATTCACCTAAATGCATCATGTCAGAACTAGAGGAAGACTTAAAGAGAACGAAATATCTCAAACGCCTTTTCCGCCGGTACAAAACAACAAAAACATTAAAAGAAAGATTAATATTAAATCATATTATTCTTTTAAATAATGTTTTTGGTCCGGAAGCAACAACAAGAATATTATTTTTCAGAATAGATGAAAATGATTATGACGTATTAAAGACCTTTTTATTGTATTTGAATTTATTGCCTGAAGTTATTTACAGCGTAAACGGAAAAAATATAATAACTTCAGATATACCAGTAGACCTGAATATAGCAAAGGTATTAAGAGAAATATGAAATCATTTAAACAACTAAGAGAGTTCGCGGCCGGTGGTTCTGCTGGACCCACAAACACAGTTGGTAGTGGAGCAATAGCAGGAGCAGGACAACCACCAGGAAGCAAATCTGGTGAGCCTGGGGTAGATTTAAGAAAAAGAAAACGCGATCCGATTCTTCTTCCTCTAGGTAAAAGGAAAATACCAAAATGATAATACATAATCTAAAAGAAATAGAAGATTTTGTTAGAGAGAAGTTTCAAGATTTACCCGTAGAATCTCACAGAGCATCAAATATTCTATTTTTAAGGATTGTTGGTATCGACGCAAAGAGTTTAGCGAATTATATTTTTCAGCAAATTGAAGGTGTAGAAACAGAAATAAAAGAAAGAAATTATAAAGTTTTTAGTGATGATCCTAGATGGGTTGAAGTTGTGATGGTAAATGAAAACAAATATGAAATTGTGGAGTCATAAATGACATTAACTCAAGAAAAATTAACAAAAATTTTGACAAGAAATAAAAGTGTTGCTCCTCTATTTGAAGCATTATCAAAAATGCTACCAAAATATGAAATCAATACCCTAAATCGAGCCGCCGGTTTTTTAGCACAATGTGGTCATGAATCAGCAGATTTTACTGTTTTAAAAGAAAATCTAAATTATGGTGCTAAAGGATTAAGAGCAACATTTCCTAAATATTTTGCTACAGATGCCGCAGCAACACAATACGAAAGACAACCAGAAAAGATTGCAAATCGTATCTATGCTAATCGCATGGGTAATGGTGGAGAGACTACAGGCGACGGATACAAATATAGAGGTCGCGGAGCAATTCAATTAACTGGTCACGATAATTACGCCGCGTTTGCAAAATCAATTAATAAGACAATAGACGAGACTGTTGCGTATTGCGAAACTATGGATGGCGCAATTGAATCTGCATGTTGGTTTTGGAAGAAAAATAATCTCAATGCAACATGTGATGCAAATGATATTGTAGCAATGACAAAGAAAATTAATGGTGGTACAATTGGTCTTGACGAAAGAAAATCACATTACGAAAAAGCGAAACAGGTACTAGCATGATAGTATGGTTATTACAACACATTCCAACTGAAACTACAACTATAGCACTTGTAGTAGGTATAATTGCTTGTTTTGTTGGTGGTTTTCTTCCAGTAATGTATTCTGCACCAACAAGACTTGCTGGTATCATTATTGTTCTTATAAGCATGTTTTTGCTTGGTGTTAATTTGGGTGCAAATGAATTATCAGAAGAAGTGAGCAAGGCGAATGAGCAGATAGCAAAAATAAAAGATGAAAGCAAAAAAGTAACAAAACAAGTTGTCGTAAAATACGTAGAAAAGCAAAAGATTATAAAGGACAATGGAAATGAAATCGTTAAGTTCATTACAAAAAACAATGATGCTGACTGCACTCTGCACAATTCTTTTGTCGAGTTGCACGACAGTGCCGCTAAAAATAGCATTCCCGACCCCACCAGAAGAGTTGATGAAGCCTCCTCCGGAATTGACCTCTCTCAAGCAACAGAAGCAATAGTTAAAAACTATAATCAGTATAATCAAGTTGCTGAACAACTGAAGTCATTACAAGAATGGATTAAAATGCAACAGGAAATAAACAAATGAAAAAATTATCAATAATGGTGCTTTTGTGTTTCGGTCTATCTGGTTGTGCGGTAGTTAACATCATAACTCAAGCAAAATTTGATGCGAATGAATATGCACTAATCAATAAGATACAAAGTGAAACTGAGAATGCATTAGAAGTCTGTGAGACTAAAGAAAAGGCAATGTCTGTATCTGAAAGTCTATATCAAACATCAATTCAGTTTAAAAATTATGCAGAATTGTTACCAAAAAATACAAAAACAACAGATATGTCAAGAAATCTGTATGATATTACTAAAAAATTTAGAGTATCACTAAAGACAGAAAATGATTACTATGAATATTGTATTAATAAAGTAGAATTAATAAATAATAATGCACACGAAATACAATCAGTTATAGGGAAGAAACCAAGATGAGTGACTTGAAAACTTTATCAGAAAAAGCAAAGCATTACGAAGAGCAATATAAAGCAGGAAAGTTATCATCTTCACAATTTAAAGAATTGATTGATGATTTGAATATTACAAACAATATTCGTACTCTTGCTAAAGGTTTGGCTGAAGAAGAAAAATACCGATCCATTTTGGTAGGAGTATTAGATGTCGCGTCAAGTATCGTCTAAAAAAGCAGCACACAATCATGATGACGATGAGCATTGGGTAAAGGCATATTGGCGCCCTACTATGGGGTGGTTATATATGGTGATTTGTGCGTGTGATTTTGTTTTATTTCCTATATTTTGGGGTCTGGTTCAAGTCATAAGTAAATCTGGACCAATTACACAATGGAATCCAATCACACTACAGGGTGCCGGATTAGTTCATATTGCTTTTGGTGCTATTTTAGGTATTGCTGCATGGGGTAGAAGTAAAGAAAAAACAACGTTCACTGATGTAGAAGGTAATGTCAGAGAATCAGAAATAGACATAAGGCAATAAAATGGTCACGGTAACCGATGATACGCAATTAAAAGTTGATGTGGGCGTTCTAAAAGAACAAGTAAACACTCTAACTATACTTTGCGGAAAAATGGACACTGTAATAGACAAAATACTAGAACAACAAGATAGACAAGTCGACCAAGTGTATAAAGATATGGACAGAAGAAGAATAGAAACTGAGGCGAGCATTAAAGAAATACACGATAGAATCGATACGGTTCTTGACAAGGTTCAGGCGTCTGAACTTAGACTGCTCAGCGAAATAAAAGAATTGCGTATTGAAATGACTAATCATAATATAAAAGAAAAAGAATCTCTCGATAAACTTCTGCAATGGAAGTGGATGGTTGCCGGCGGCATACTAGTTGTTTCATGGCTAGTATCTCATCTCGACAAACTAACATTCTTCACCAAACAATAGCTTTACATTTTCATTAATGTATGTTATACTTTAGTGATGAGTGTATATATTGACCGTAAATTTCTTTATCTACTATCACCTAAACTAGAAAGGTTTGCTCAAAAGAAGCAAGACCTGTATAACTTTAGGTGTCCTATTTGTGGTGATTCTCAAACTAAAAAGAGTAAAGCCCGTGGATATATTTTTCGGAAAGCTAACGATTATTTCTTTATGTGTCATAACTGTGGTGCAAGCCATACGTTTTATAATTTTATTAAATTCGTAGACCCATCACTATTGCAAGAATATTCTCTTGAAAGATTTAAAAATGGAGAAACTGGCAATCACAATTATATCAAACCAAAATTTGATGAATTTAAAGTAAAACCAATTTTCAAAGAATCTATTCAACTACCTACTGTAGTGGAACTTCCAGATGGGCATTTTTGTAAACAATATGTTATCAATAGAAAGATTCCTGTAGAATTTTATTCTCAACTATATTATGCGGATGATTTCAAATTATTTGTTGAATCTATGCAACAAGAAAAATCTGGACTAGTTGATAATGATAAGAGACTTGTTATTCCTTTTTACGATAAGAACAATTCTTTAATTGCGTTTCAGGGCCGAGCATTGGGCGAATCTAAGATTCGTTATGTTACAATTACTTTACAAAAAGATGTCACGAAATTTTTTGGGTTGAATAGAATAGATCCAAATAAAAAAGTATATGTTGTTGAAGGCCCAATTGATTCTATGTTTATTCCAAATGCAATTGCAACAGCAGATTCAAATCTCACAAGAGCAAACGAATTAGGATTCAATGACATAACATATATTTTTGATAATGAACCTAGAAATAAAGAAATTGTAAAGACTATAGAAAAGGCAATTAAAGACGGCAATAACGTTTGTCTTTTGCCAGAGACAGTTAAAGAAAAAGATATCAATGATATGATTTTGTCTGGCCGCACAATCCATGAATTGTTGGCTTTGATAGATAATTTTACTTACAGTAAACTTAGAGCTGAGTTGGAGTTTTCAAATTGGAAAAGAATTTAATATCATGGATTGACCGTATCTCCAGTAAAAGAAGTGAACTAGGTGGTTTTGCTATTTGTCCTTTTGCAAAAAAAGCACTAGAAGACAACAATGTATATTTTTATTATATTGATGGTGATCCCGTGCAACAAATAACAACATATATCAATTGTATTAATCCAAATATGAAATATGAAGTTATTTTGTTTTATGACATTGAAAAGAAATTAAGTGATAATGATTGTATAGACGCAATCAATAAACTAAACAGTAAATATAGCAATATTATTTTTCTAAAGGATCATCCTAACAATCCAGGTTTCATCGGTAGAGTAAATACAGGTAATGGTGAATATCCAGTTATCATTGCACAACCTAAAGAAAAATTGTTAGAATATCGTGAAGCACTAAAAAAAACCAACTACTACGATGTTTGGGATGAAGAATACTTAAAAGAAATATGGAGTTACGGCGATGAAAGTAAAGTTGATTAGTTATACGCAACCTAACGTTGAAGAGTCCACTTCACACCTAAAAAATCTACAAGATTTAGTTGCATATTGTGCAAGAGTGTCTAATCCTTCCAATCAAATGAACAAAGAAACTAATGATAGATTGATTAGTTATCTAATCTCTCATCAACATTGGTCACCACTCGAAATGGTTAATGTTTGTCTTGAAATCGAAACAACAAGAGATATTGCAAGACAGATTTTACGTCATCGTTCATTCTCATTTCAAGAATTCAGTCAAAGATATGCTGAAGTTGATTTGCAATGGGAAACAAGAGAAGCAAGACTTCAAGACCTAAAAAATCGACAAAATAGTATCGATACAGATAACCAGAAACTTGAACACCTATGGGAACTGCACCAAGAAACTATTCAAATTGAGGCGGAGAAGGTGTATAGGTGGGCCATTGAAAATGGCATAGCAAAAGAACAAGCAAGAGTTGTTTTACCTGAAGGTATGACACCATCAAGACTATACATGAATGGCAGTCTACGTTCGTGGGTACACTATATACAACTCCGAACAGAAAAAGGAACACAAAAAGAACACAGAAAAATTGCTAAGGCATGTGCCGAAGCAATTGAACAAATTTTTCCAATGATTAATCAATTTGTTTGTGAGGAATAATTATGCACACATATGCCCATGTAAAAATGTTTATGATGAGTTGTGGCCAAGATGAAAAAGGTTTTGGTAACCAGTCTGATTTATATTTTAGCTTAATTAAAGAAGAATATAATGAGTTAAAAGAGGCATACAAGAAAAAGGATATTGTTGAAATTGCTGATGCGTGTGCTGATTTACGTTGGGTCATTGAAGGACTAGAATATACACTTAATATTCCAAATCAGCGAGTTTGGGATGAAGTTAAGAGAAGTAATTTTAGTAAAATCGGTCCTTCGGGTATTGTTGAACGAAGAGAAGATGGTAAGATTTTAAAACCGGATACATATTCTCCTCCAAACATCAAACAGTTTTTTGATAGTCTATAATAATAAGGAAATTAAATGGAAGAGTATCTAGGTATTAAGATTGATTTGAGTCGTGATGATTTGTTTGACGAATTAGGAATCAAGAGACTCAAAGAATCATATATGAAAGAAGAAGAAACATCACCACAACAGAGGTTCGCATATGTATCAAAATCTTTTGGATCAAACCCAGAACACGCTCAAAGACTTTATGAGTATTCTAGTAGGCATTGGCTCAGTTACTCTACTCCTATACTTTCTTTTGGGCGTAGTAGTAGAGGAATGCCTATCTCTTGTTTCCTCAATTATATTGAAGATACTGCGGAGGGACTAGTTGATAATCTATCAGAAACTAATTGGCTTTCTATGCTCGGTGGCGGTGTGGGTATTGGTTTTGGCATTCGCTCTGCCGATGATAAGTCTACTGGGGTTATGCCACATCTTAAAATTTATGATGCAAGTTCTTTGGCTTATCGTCAAGGTCGTACTCGTCGTGGTAGTTATGCCGCCTATCTTAATATTAATCATCCCGATATTACTGCTTTCTTAGAAATGCGTAAACCAACAGGCGACCCAAATATGCGTTGTCTAAACCTACATCATGGAATTAACATAACAGATGATTTCATGCAAATCATTGAAAAGTGTATGATTGATCCAAATGCAAATGATGATTGGGAACTGAAAGATCCTCATTCCGGCGAAGTGCGCGAAATTGTATCAGCAAAGCACCTATGGCAACAAATTCTTGAATTACGTATGCATACCGGAGAACCATATATACATTATATTGATACCAGTAATAGATTGATGCCTCAATGGTTAAAAGACAAAGGTCTTAAAATCCATCAATCTAACCTTTGTTCTGAAATCACATTACCGACCGACGAAAAGAGGACTGCCGTATGTTGTCTATCATCTCTAAATTTGGAAAGATATGATGAATGGAAAGACAATCCTCTCTTTCTTAAAGATGTCGCTGAAATGCTTGATAATGTGCTTACTTATTTCATTGATAATGCTCCTAATCCTATATCTAGGGCTAGTTACTCGGCCGGCCGTGAGCGAAGTATTGGTGTCGGTGCTCTTGGATTTCATGCTTATTTGCAGCGTAATGGAATCGCCTTTGAAGGAGTAATGGCGAAAGTAACAAACAATCGAATTTTTAAACATATCAGAGAGGGATTAGATGATGCAAACAGACAACTTGGATCTGAACGCGGCGAGGCTCCGGATGCCGGAGGTACTGGGAACCGTTTTAGCCATCTTATGGCCGTTGCTCCTAACGCCAGTTCTTCCATTATTATGGGTAATACTAGCCCTAGTGTTGAACCGTATCGGGCTAATGCTTATCGTCAAGATACATTGTCCGGCTCGCATCTCAACAAGAACCGGTGGCTTGATGAAATTATAAAGCAAAAGGTTTCTAGTGAAGAATATAATGATGTCTGGTCATCAATTATTGCAAATGATGGTTCAGTACAACATCTAGATGTTTTAGATGATAATGAAAAAGCAGTATTTAAGACTTCAATGGAAATTGACCAAAGATGGATTATTGAACTTGCTGCCGACCGTCAACAATATATTGACCAAGCACAATCTATCAATCTGTTCTTCCGTCCAGATTCAAACATCAAATATGTCCATGCTATTCATTTTATGGCATGGAAGAAAGGTTTGAAAACTCTATACTATTGCCGTTCAGAAAAAATTGGTAAAGCAGACAAGGTATCAAAACGAATTGAACGTCAGGTCATCAAAGAATTAGACATGACGGAAATTGCAAAGGGCAATGATTGTATTGCATGCGAAGGATGAAAAATTTTGATATCAAGTGGATAGCATTTGCACTATTCGTGTTTGGTGGAACTGTAGTCTCATTAAAACTGTCGTTTATGAGATTTGCATTCCCATGTTTTGTTGTAGGACATGCTATTTTTGTTTATGACTTTTGGAAGTCTCATAAGAATATGCCTTTGCTTTTACAAAATGCGTATTTTTTAGTAGTCAATTTAATAGCAACTTACATCTGGTTTAAAGGATAAAAATGATTAAAAAAGCACAACAAAAATTAACAGAAGAAAGAGATTATTTCAAGCCATTTAATTATCCTTGGGCGTATGAGGCGTGGTTAAAACATGAGCAGTCACATTGGATGCACACAGAAGTACCGATGCATGAAGACGTTAAAGATTGGAAAAAGAAATTATCAAATGAAGAAAAACATTTTCTTACAAACATCTTTAGATTCTTTACACAAGGTGACATTGATGTTGCAGGCGGCTATGTAAAAAATTATCTTCCATATTTTCCACAACCAGAAATTCGTATGATGCTTGCTGGATTTGCGGCACGAGAAGCACTGCATATTGCTGCATACAGTCATTTGATTGAAACTCTAGGTCTCCCAGAGACTACATATAATGAGTTTCTTGAATATGCAGAAATGAAGGAAAAACATGACTACATCATTGATGTGTCTAGCAAGAATACTACAAAAGAAAATACAGCAACTCACATTGCCGTGTTCTCCGCCTTTACAGAAGGTATGCAACTTTTTTCCTCTTTTATCATGTTGTTGAACTTCCCTCGTCATGGAAAGATGAAAGGTATGGGGCAAATAGTAACTTGGTCTATTGTGGATGAGACTCAGCATTGTGAGTCTATGATTAAGTTATTCAGAACCTATATCGAGGAAAACAAAGAAATTTGGAATGATGAACTTAAATCCAGAATATACGGTATGGCAGAAAAAATGGTAGAACTTGAGGATAAGTTTATTGATTTATCATTTAGTATGGGTGCGATGGAAAATCTCACACCCGAAGAGGTGAAGAAATATATTCGTTATATTGCAGATAGAAGACTTATTTCATTAGGTCTAAAAGGTATATTTAAAGTAAAACGAAATCCTCTGCCCTGGGTAGAAGAAATGATTAACGCCCCAACTCATACTAACTTTTTTGAAAATCGTGCAACTGATTATGCTAAAGGTGCATTGACTGGTGATTGGTCTGATGTGTGGGCATAATAAAGGAAAACTAAAATGACGGAAAAGCATATAACAGGAGAGTGTGTAAGTTGTGAATCATCATATGATGTATCATATATTGAAGAACTAGTATCTTCAGAATTACCAAATCATTGTCCATTTTGTGGTGAAGAAGTAGAAGACATCCTGGAAGAATATATAGAAGACGAAGAGGATTCCGAGGATGATGAAGAGGAATGGGACGATTAAATTGGTTATACAAAGATATTGATTTTACAGAAGAAATGATTGGTGATGCATATGGATTCGTCTATTGCATCACCAATCTTACTAATCAAAAAATGTACATTGGCAAAAAATTCTTTTACAGTACCAAAAGCAAACAGGTAAAAGGCAAAAGAAAAAGATATAAAGTGCAAAGTGATTGGCAAACTTACTATGGTTCCAACACAGAACTCAAAAATGATGTTATTATACTAGGCGAAGATAATTTCAAAAGAGAAATACTTTATCTATGCAGAACAAAAGGCGAGTGTGGATATCTAGAGGCAAAAGAGCAATTTGCCAGAAAGGTATTAGAAGGCGAAGAGTATTACAATACTTGGATAATGGTAAGAGTACACAAGAAACATGTAAAGGCGTTTTTGAAAAATGAGCAAGATTGAAACTCCTGTTTCAATACAGGAAAGAACAAAGAATAAGACCAACGAAATCATAGCAGAAATCGAAGGACACTTTGATGAATATATTATGTCGTGG